CATGAACTATTTTTAAAGAAACTGCTTTACCACCTCTGACTCTTGTAGAGATGGTTTTTCCATTTAGTTTAATTAAGTATTTCATATTTCCTTCCTTGATAAAGTTAGATTTCAAATTGTCTAAGTCTTCTTTGAGATTTAAAATGACAATCAGCACAATATTTTGAGTAGCCTTTTGTGTCCCAAAAAACTGTATGGTGCATTTTATAAATAGAATAATAGTTTTCACAAAATTCACAAAAGTATAATTTTGTTAAATCTAGTTCAGTTAATTTTCTACCTATTTCTTTTTCTATTATGTTTGTCATATTTTCCCTTTAGTTTGTTTACGACCCAGTTGTAAATTGCGATAAACAACTGAGTCGGAGTATTTGTATAATATATATAAGATATATAAAGCTTAAAACAACCATTTAATATAAAAAAAATATATATATATCAAAGAGATATTTTGTTGCCATTTTGTTCTATATTTGATACTAGTGATTGTGGGTAAGTGCCTTCCCTTACCCACGTTATATAACTAGGAGAAAAAATGCCATTAATTAAAGGTTATTCTAAGAAATCAATAAGCAAAAACATTAGTAGAGAATTTAAACGTGGACATTCACAAGCACAATCTGTTGCTATTGCTTTGTCAGTAGCATCTAAAGCAAGAAAAAAAGCCAAGAAATATAAATAGTGCAAATACCGAAGGCAAATATTATCAAATCAGAAAAGCATAGACGTTGGATTGCATCAAACTTCCCTTGTATCATCTGTAAGAACCCTGAAGTTCAAGTAGCCCACATAAGAAACTTACCCAAAGGCAACGTAGGATTAGGATTAAAGAATGATGCTTATTGCCTACCCTTATGTTGCGATCATCATTTAGAACAACACAGAATGAATGAGATAAAATTTTGGTTGAAGTATAATATAAATCCTATATTAATATCTGTTAAGCTTTGTACTCTTAGTGAGTGCAAAAAAGTAAACACACTAAAGGAAGAAGGTTATTTTAATGGAAATACAAACTATTTCAGAATCGTGCCAAAAGATTCTTTGCAACAGTAAACTTTATAAAGATATAGATTTTTTTAAAGTACCACATAATAAAATATGTTTGGCAGTAATAAGAGCAATCTCAAATAAGTCATACAACGAAATAGGTAAGCATTATAAAAAGAGTTGGTTCTCAGCTTATGCTTCTGTTCAGGATTGTCAGAAGAATGGATTAAAAAGTTTTACAAATAAAGTTATAGAACTTGTTAAAGAAGATTTAAAATGAATGATGGTTGGGTAAGTATATATCGCCAAATATTTGATAATAAAGATTTAAAAGACAATAATCATTTATTGATATTTATTTATATGGTGGTTCATGCAAGTCATAAGCCAACTATTGTAACTTACAGAAGAAAACGAGTTGTATTAAAACGTGGTCAATTAACTGTATCTTTAAGAGACTTATGTAAAAGATTTAATCTTACAGAACGTAAGGTTAGAACGATTTTAAAGAATTTAAAAACGACACAGTCGCTGACACACACTTTATTTAAACAATTATCTGTTTATACCATTGTAAACTATAACAAATTTCAAGATAATGACTTGAGTGAAGTTAAGGCACTAGACACGCAAAACGACAGACAGAACAATAAATACTATACTAATACTACTAGTACAGTTAAAAATATGTTAAGTCTTAGCAGTATGACTGATAAACCTAAAAAAATTGAGATACCTATACTGCAAAGCTTAAAAACCAAGATCATTGAGAAACCAAGAGAAAAGAACGAATACGAAATTATGCGTGAAAAACTTGACGCAGAAGATTACGAGAAATGGGTTCTCCGACAACTAAATTCTTGATATTAAAGAATAATATCTTTATAATGACATTATACTAGCTAGGTTTGGGTGGGCTTTGTCCCACCCTTTAAAAATTATATATTTACATAATTACAAAATATCACTACTGATTCGGAATTAACTAAACGGAGAATGTAGTTATGGACAAGACACTAGAACAAATCCTAAAGTTGCTTGATAAACAAGACGACTTAAACGCAAAAATAAGAGACAAAATAGAAGCTTCTCTTGATGAGTTTGAAGAAGATTCTTATGATGACGAAGACGAGTCAGATCAAGATGAAGACGAAGATTCAGAAGACGAAGAAGATTCTGACGAAGAATAATCTAATTAGATAAGCTGTAAAGCTGGAAGGTTATCGCATAACCTAAAAAATAATGAACATTCAATTATTAAGTGGGAAGCTTTATGACTATACAATAATAGCTATATTCCTATTACTTGTATTTCTCATAGGAACATATTTTCCTAATGATTCTGTCAAAGATAAGATAAGGCAAGAAACAATTAAGCAAATAAAAGCAATAGGTTCACTCTATGAACCAAAAATAGACACAAGTTCCAGCGACAAATTCATAGATTCAATGAAAAAATGTATAGTTTACATTAATCTTGATTTAAAAAAAGAGGAACAAATACCAACATTATTAATAATAGCACAAAGCATTGTAGAATCTGACTACGGAACAAGCAGGTTTGCTAAGGAAGGTAATGCTTTGTTTGGTGTCAGAGTTTGGTCAAAAAACGGAATACTACCACTTAAACAAGACTCATCTATTAATTGGAGAATAAAAACATACCATTCAAAATGTGCATCAACCAAAGACTACATAAACATATTAAACAACAATCATCATTATTCTGACTTTAGAAATCTTAGAAAAAGAACTAAAGACCCTATTAAATTAGCTGAAACACTTGAAAATTATAGCACTTCACAAACATACCGAATTGAGATAATTCGCATGATTAATAAAATTAAACATAAAATATAATGGCAAACGAAACTACATCATCAACTTTAGCAGTTCTTATTAAAAACAAAATGAAAGTTAAAGGAACTTATAGAGTTTATGGTATGAAAGCCAAGAAACCGAAGAAAAAGAAATAATGGCTAAACTAACTATAAAGCAGAAATATAATTCACTTAAAAGGCAAACAGAAAATGCTGGAATGAAAGTGTATGAAAAAAATGGTAAACTAATTGTAGCAAGGAAAAAGAAATGAAAAAACCAATCTGGGAAACTAAAAGACCACCTAACTTAGGAAGTCCAAAATCATTTAACAAGAAAAGCAAAGCTTACAAAACTGCAAGAAGATCAGCAGGTCAAAAATTCGGCAAGAAAAACAGCTTTGTTAAAAACCTTTACATAGCAAAAAAACTTAAATCAAAATGATATATTCATTAATTTGTTTAGGACTTTTAATAACAATACTAGCTATTATTTATTTGTTAATTAGAATTTGTAAATGAGTTTACCCAACGAGATAGTCTTTGGAAGCAGACTGATTAAGTTAGATTACATTGAGCATGAACTAGCATCTAAGAAAAATATGTTTGGTGAGTTTGAGACAAGCAAAAACCTTATGACCATAGACAAATCACTAGAACCCATTGAGATGAGTAACACTTTACTTCACGAGATATTCCATTTATTACATGACGAATACAAAATAGAATTACCAGCAAAAGCAGAAGAAATAACTTGTAATTCATTAGCTAATGGAATCTGTCATGTACTTTACCAAAACCAGAATCTACTAGAGTTTCTTTACAAATCCCTAAAAAAAGACTAAAGAACAAATAACGAACACATAGTCGGTTAATTTATGGAACTTATTAAAAAGAAGGTATCTGAACTTATTCCCTACATAAACAACAGTAGGACGCATAGCGAAGAACAGATTACACAACTTATTTCTAGCATTAAAGAATTCGGCTTTACAAACCCAATACTATTAGCACCTGACAATTCAATCATAGCTGGACATGGTAGATTACAAGCAGTTAAAAGATTAGGACACGAAGAAGTACCTTGCGTAATAATTTCTGGGCTAACAAAAACACAAATCAAAGCTTTAATTATAGCAGATAACCAATTAGCACTTAATGCAGGTTGGGACTTAGAAAAGTTATCAGTAGAAATTGAAGGATTAGAAGCAGATAAGTTTGATATAAGTTTATTAGGATTTGATGATAAGTTTTTAAATGATGTATTGTTTAAAGAAAATGAAGGATTTACCGATGAAGATGAAACCCCAAATGCACCAGAAAATCCAAAAAGCAAATTAAATGATATATGGATATTAGGCACACATAAAATAATTTGTGGAGATTCAACCAAAGCTGAAGATTATAAATCTTTGTTTAAAGATCATATTGCTGACATGATATTTACTGACCCACCTTATAACGTTGACTATAGTGGTAGAGGGAAAAACGACTTAGGTAAAATTATAAATGATAATATGGATGAAAACAAGTTTGTTTTATTTTTAGATAATGTTTTTAAACTTATGTCAGATAATTTAAAGCCATTAAGCATATTATATGTATGCCACCCAGACAGTCATAGCAAACCAAAAATAGCTTTTGAAATAGCATTTGATAAATATTTTAAGAAATCTTCAACTCTTATTTGGAACAAAGGTAATGCAGGTATGGGTTGGCAAGATTATCGCTCTCAACACGAACCTATTTTATATGGTTGGAAAGAAGGTAAAGGTAAACATAACTTTTATGGTGATAGAACAAAAACATCTATTTGGAATATTAAAAGAGATAGCACAACCCAATATAAACACCCAACTCAAAAACCAGTTGAATTAGTTAAAGAAGCAATTTTAAACTCTTCAAAAGAAAAAGATATTATATTTGATCCATTTTCTGGTTCAGGAAGTACGTTAATAGCTTGTGAAAAGTTAAATAGAATCTGCTATGGAATAGAATTAGATAACAAATTTGTAGATGTAATAATACAAAGGTGGCAACAATTTACTGGAAAAGAAGCTATACATGAGCAAACAGGAAAAACATACAATTCAATCTGAGGAGAAAAAGGTAGGCAGACCAAAGCTTGATATTGACCCAGAACAAGTAATGAGATTAGCTAGGTTGCATTGTACTATGCAAGAAATGGCAGATTTCTTTGGTTGCCATAGACATACATTAAGAGATAATTTTTCGCCACAAATAGACAAAGGTAGATCAGAAGGCAATATTTCATTAAGAAGGAAACAATGGCAAATGGCAGTTGAAAAGGGTAATGTAGTTATGTTGATTTGGTTAGGCAAACAAATGCTCGGACAAAGAAACGAAATTATTGAATCCGATAGCAATACACCTTTACCAATATACGACATAGTAGAAGAACCTAAAAAAATAGAATTGAAGGTAGAAGATGGCAAGTAAATGTGTATTTTGTAACAAAGAAATAACAAACAAGTTAGAGCAACATATTAAAGCTTGTAACAACTGTACTGTATTACTTCTTATGAAAAGACATAACCTTACTATTAGAAAACCAAAAGCCATAACTATTAACACAAAGAAAAAATGAAAAAGTTTAGTCTATTAAGTTCTGACAAGAATCCTAAAGGTGGTTTATCATCATCTGGTAGAGCAAGATACAACATGGCAACTGGAAGTAATCTAAGACCACCAGTTAAATCAAGACCAGACACTTTGACTGAGTATAGACGCAAAGGTTCATTCTTAGTTAGAATGGGAAGTAGTCAAGGTAGATTGTTTGATTCTAAGGGACGCAAGACTAGATTAAAACTAAGTTTAGAAGCTTGGGGATATAAAGGTAAAAGTAAATCTGAAGCAGTAGCTTTGGGTAGAAGATATTTAAAAACTTATCAGAATAAAAAAAAGTGAATCAAATGTGTGGTAGAAAAAAACCAAAGATGCTAGATAGAAAAATGCAAGGAAACCATGATCTTGAAGTAAGACTTTATGAAGCATTAAAACAAGCTGATCTTAACCAAGAAGAAATACAAAGACTAAACCTAATTATTAAAAAGCTAGAAGAAGATTTAGAGAACGCACATAAATCAATAAACTAATGGCATTTAGTAAACCACAGCTAGATGTCTATACTTGTCCCAATAGATTTAGAGTTTTAATTACAGGCAGAAGATTCGGTAAGACTCACTTAGCCATGTATGAACTATTAAGGTTTGCAAGTCGTAAACCAAACTCAAAGATATTTTATGTAGCACCAACTTACAGAATGAGTAAGGAGATTATGTGGAAACAAATCAAAAAACTTACAACTGAAAAAAGATGGATTAAATATGCCAATGAAACAGAACTATCATTAATACTTAGGAATGGTTCTCAGATAAGTTTAAAAGGTGCTGACAAATCACCAGACAATTTAAGAGGAGTTGGATTGGATTTCCTACTGTTAGATGAGTATGCAGATATACCAGTTGAAGCTTGGACAGAAGTTCTACGACCAACAATCTCAGATAAGCACGTAACAGGAAACGTATTATTTATAGGAACACCTAGAGGTTATGGTAACTGGTCTTATGACATATACCAGAAGGGTTTAGGTTCTGACCCTGAGTGGAAGTCATTTAAGTTTACAACATTAGATGGTGGTCAAGTAGATCAAGAAGAAATTAGACAAGCCATGAATGATTTAGATGAACGTACATTTAGACAAGAATACTTAGCATCATTTGAAACATACTCAGGAGTTGTTTATTATAACTTTAGTAGAGATGAGAATGTTAAGGAATGTAAATATGATAAAGATGCTATGATTCATATTGGCTTGGACTTTAACATAGACCCAATGAGTGCTTGTTTATTCCATGTTAAGAATGGGGTAGCAGAAATCTTTGATGAGATAGTTATTTATAGTTCTAATACTGATGAATTTATTGATGAACTATTTAGTAGATACCCAAAACAAAAGATGATTGTTTATCCTGACCCAGCTTCAAGACAACGTAAAACTTCAGCAGGTGGTAGAACTGATTTAACTATATTGCAAAATGCTGGATTAAATGTTAAGTGTAAATCTACTCATGCTTTAGTAAGAGATAGAATTAATTCTGTTAATAGTAAACTAAAGTCATTTGAAGGAAAAAGAAGTATTTTTATTAATCCTTCTTGCAAAACACTTATAAATTCTTTAATGAAACAAGTTTATAAGGAAAACACAACGCAACCAGAAAAAGGTAACGGATACGATCACATGACTGACGCACTAGGATACGCAATAGAATACTTATTCCCAATCACATCTAACTTACCTAAATCACAACCTAAAAGATTTTCATAATGCCATACACAAGACAAGAAATAGAAAACCAACATCAGCATTACAAAGGTATGATGCCAAGATGGGAATACTTCATCAGATCATATTTAGGTGGCAAAGAATACCAAGACGGAAAATACTTACAACCTTACCAATTAGAATTTGAAAACGAATATTACAAAAGAATCCAATACACAGCTTTAGATAATCATTGTAGAAATGTTATAGATATTTATTCTTCATTTTTATTTAGAGTAGAACCAACAAGACAACTAGGTTCATTACAAGACGATTTATCAGTAGAACAATTTTTAGATGATGCTGATTTAGAAGGTAGATCATTTGATGCTCTTATGAGAGAAGCACAAAGATTTGCTTCTGTGTATGGGCATATCTGGTTACTACTAGACAAGCCATCAACAAACGTGATGACAAGAGCAGAAGAATTAAATCAAGGTATAAGACCATACATCAACATCTATACTCCTGAGAATGTTTTAGACTGGAACTATTGCAGAAGTGGTGCAGGATATTACTATTTAGATTATTTAAAAATTAGAGAATCTTCTAATGATGATGGAGATTATTACAAGTTATGGTTTGTAGATAAAATTGATACAGTATTTATTTCAAATAAAAATAGAGATGAACCAAAACTTATTGAATCAGTTCCAAATCCAATAGGAAAAATACCAGCTATTATTTTATACAATCAAAGAAGTCCAATGCGAGGTCTTGGTGTATCTGATTTAACTGATGTCGCTGATTTACAAAAAGCAATCTATAATGAATTTTCTGAGATTGAACAAATTATAAGACTTTCAAATCACCCATCACTAGTTAAAACAAAAGATACTGATGCTGGTGCAGGTGCAGGTTCTATAATTGAAATTCCTGAAAACCTAGATGCAAATTTAAAACCATATATCTTACAACCAAACGGAAGTAATTTAGATAGTGTACTAAAAGCAATCAACTGCAAAGTAGAAGCAATCAATCGTTTATCTCATGTAGGAACTATTAGAGCAACTTCTGAGAGAGTACAATCTGGTATAGCTTTAAGAACTGAATTTGAATTATTAAATGCAAGACTATCTGAGAAATCTAAATTAATGGAACTTGCTGAAGAACAAATTTGGAGATTATTTGCTGAATGGCAAGAGACTGTATTTGATGGTGAAGTTGAATATCCTGAATCATTTGACATTAGAGATTGGGCAACTGATCTTGAACTATTACAATCTGCAAAAGCTTCTAATATTAAATCAGCTACATTTGCTAAAGAGATTGATAAACAAATTGCTAAAACAATAATTGATGATGATATGACATTAGAACAAATCAATTCTGAAATAGATTCTAACACAACTGCTATCGGAGAGTTTCCACAACAACCTATAACTTTACCAACAGTTTAATGTGGCACAAGATTTATTACAGGAACTTCAAGCAATAAGAGCAAAGGCAGTAAATACCTTAGAAGCACAACACCAAAGACTATTAAACGATACTCTTAAAACATTAGAGCAAAGAGTTATTCAATCAGTTTCAGAACTTCCTATTCAAGATGGTGTATTATTTAACACAAGACTTGCAATAGAAATTAGACCAAAATTACAACAAGCAATAGAAGAACTTTATTTAACTAAGGTTCAAACATTCATAAATGACTACGATAAGATTGCAGGAACGATTGTAGCAACTTATGGAAAGCTTCCAATACCTGCTGAGTTTAAACAAATAACAGAAGCTGATTTAGTAACTATCCAACAACTAAAGAAGATTGCATTTAGTCAATTCCAAAACCTTGCAACAGAATTTACAAACACACTAGCACAAGAAGTTTATCAAAGTTCATTAGTAGGAAAACCATTTGCTGATGTAGTACAAACAATTAGAGATAAGATTAATGGAATCTACCAACAAGCTGACACAGTTAAACAACAACAACTCGTGGACTTCATACAGAAACAAAAGATAGCTGGTAAAACAAACACAGAAGATTTTAAAACAGCAGTAGATGAACTTAAACAAACTTATGGTTCAACAGTTACAGGTGCAAATCTAGCAGTCTATTCATCTCAAATAGTACAAGATGCTTTAATGGGATTTGATGGACAGTTTGCAAAGTATAGAGCAGATGAATTAGGATTAACTTCATTTGTTTATTATGGTTCAATCATTAGAGATAGTAGAGATTTCTGCGTAGAACACGCAAACCAAGTATTTACTGAAGAAGAAGCTAGAGCATTATGGCAACAAGACTGGCAAGGAAAATCTGGTAGCGACCCATTCTTAGATAGAGGTGGATATAATTGTCGTCATCATTGGCAACCCATAAGCACAGACTGGGGTACTATCAAAGAAGATGGTACTTTTGATTACACAGTAGAGTAGAACATTTTAGCAACAACCATGTTGCATTTTTACAATTTTCTTGATAATTGACAATAATAACAATATAGAAGGAGAACAAACAATGAACGACCAAGTAAAACAAGAGTCGGTTGAGAATACAGCATCTCAAGACAATGCTGGAGTCAATGAAGTTTCTAACAATCAAGATGTTGCAAACAAAGTGTTTTCAGCAGATCAACTTGAACAGATAGTTCAACGTAGATTAGAACGATACAAGAAAACAGTATCTAATAAACTTGATGGTATTGATATTGAAGAAGCTAAAAAACTACTTCAAGAAAAAAAAGAAAAGGAACTAGAAATCGCTAAACAACGTGGCGAGTTTGATAAAGTTCTGAAGGAGACAGTATCAAAAAAGGATTCAAAAATTCAATCGTTGGAATCTGAATTAAAAAGGATTCGTATAGACGAAACATTAGTCAATGTAGCTAGTGGACTGAAAGCTGTTAAACCAGCAGAAGTTAAACAGTTACTTAGAAATAATGTTAGACTAAACGATCAAGGTTCTGTTGAAGTTATCAACGAAGATGGAACTCCTAGATATTCAGAAAAAGGTGAACCAATGTCAGTTAATGATTTGGTAAACGAATATTTAAAAAACAATCCTCATCATGTGATGGCTACTCAAAGTGGTAGTGGTTCACAAAGCAAGATTGGTGGTGCATCTCCTAAGCAATTAAAAATAGGTGATCTTGATTTAAGTAATCCAAGTGACAGAAAAATTTATGCTGAAATGAGGAAACAACGAGATCAGGGTTTATTAAAAATGAAAATAACAACTAACAATAACTAAAATAAAACAATGGCTAATGAAACAACAAGTTCAACATTAAGTGAACTATATACAAATATAACACAAGAAGCGATTTTCACATTCCAAGAAACATCTGTGATGAGACCTCTTGTTACTCTATACCCTTTAATGGGTTCGGGAAAAGTGGCAGAAGTGCCAGTTTACCCAGCGATTAGTGCGGCGGCAGTAAACGAAGCAACTGATCTATCTAATACAGCAGTAAACCCAACTTCAGCAACTATCACAGCTTCTGAAATTGGAGTTATGACAACTCTTACAGATTTAGGTGCTAATTCAGCTTCTAGAAATGTTGGTGCTGATATTGGAAAATTATTCGGTGAAGCGATTGCTAAAAAAGTAGACACAGATTTATGTGGTCTATTTTCTAGCTTTACAACAAACACTGGTGGTGCGGCTGGAACAGAATTAACTGCTGATTTGCTTTTCAAAGCACAAGCACAGTTAAGAACATTATCTGTACCTGCACCTTACTATGCTGTGTTTCACCCTAAAGCACTTTTCAATTTGAAAAAGACTTTAACACAAGCTGGTTATGCGGCTTCTAATGCAACTGCTATATCTGAAATCGGTAACGAAGCATTAAGAAATGGATATATCGGCAGAATCGCTGGTATTGATGTATTTGAAAATGCTAACTTATCTATTGATGCTTCTGATGATTCAGTTGGTGGAGTATTTCACCCTGCATCTATTGGTTTAGCTATGAAAGAAGATTTCAAAGTTGAAACTCAAAGAGATGCGTCTCTAAGAGCAACTGAAATTGTTGCTTCTATCGTTTATGGTAAAGCAGTAGTTAAAGAATCTTTTGGTGCGGCTATCACAACAGATGCGGCATTTTAATTAATGCTATTTTGGTGGGGGAGTAAAATCCCTCACCAACTACAATGAAACAGATAGACAGTCCAAAGACAGTTTTACATTTAAAGACTAAGGATTATGTTTATCGCTATGTGTTAGTAGATAGATTTAAACATTCATCAAAAGCACATTACGGATTTGACAAAGAACTAGGAATGACTGAAGCAGAAATATTTGCTAAAGTAACTCCAAGAGAAATAAGAAGAAAATATATTATAAAGGATTAACAAATGGCAAACTTTTCATCAGAATCAGATTTAACATTCTACCAACCAGATATTTTAGGATTTGGCATAGCATCATTCACATCACCAAATGATTATCATGCTCAAGCAAGATCAGATATTGAAAGAGATTTAAGAATTAAATGGTATCCAGTTTATGTCAAACAAACTTATAGAGATATATCTTTACTTAACACAACTGAAATGGACGGAACTAAATTAACTA